TTAAGGATAATTTAGAGATGCTAAAAAAACATGGCTATTTAGATGGACAGGTTTGGTTGGATTTATTAGAAAAAGGCTTCCCTCTTTATGTGCCAATCCCTAGTATGGCTACTCACATGGCAAAAGATTGGTTAGCTCCTAACGTAAATTGGGATGCTATACGAAAATAAAAACAGGAAACACTAAAGAACTAGGGAAAAACAATAGAGGTTGGATTATTGGTCCCTATAAAGATGATTTCCTCAAGACCGCTCCTTTTGAAGTTAAAGCTATTCTAAAGAAAAAGGGTGTTTGTGAAGAAACGACTGTCTCAAACACTAACGTTTCTACAATGGCGATATTAGCTTATGGTAAATTTAAGCTAACCTTTAATAATAAAGAACTGTTTTTAGAAAATAATGGGGATTATGTATTCTTTAATCCCTGTGGACATCATAGTGTTATTTATTTAGAAGATTCTTATGTAATAACTTTTAGATGGAAGAATTAATATGAAATATTCAATAATCCTAGCTACTTTAATTAGAAAGAAACGCCATATCAAGATGGTTGAAAAATGCATCGAGGATATCAAATATTATTCTAAAGATTATGAGCTGATTATAGTTGACGATGATTCTCCACTTCATAATAAATACCTAAAAGATCAGGCTGATGTTTATATCAAACATACTGGTGGCAATAAAGGATGTGCTGTTGGTTGGAATGACGGACTTAAAGTTGCTAAAGGAGATTATCTTGTAATTATCTCAGATGATGTTTATGTAAAGGATGGCTGGCTAGAATGTATGGTAAATGCTCTTGAGCTTTTTCCTAATGCTTTAGCATCAATGCCTGCTGTAGAAAAGATGCCTGCTGGAATTAAACCAGAAGAAACTAGAACTTGGATCCCAGCTTGTGTTTTTATGTTAAAACCAGAGACTCTTAAGATAGTTGGCTATTTTGATGAACAGTTTCACCCATTTAACTATGAAGATGTTGATTATTGGACTAGAGTTTTTAAATCTGGCCATACAATAGCTAGAGATTATTCTGTTCAAGTTAGACACGATGAAGGACAAGTCATCCATAGTTTTGATAATAATGGCGAAGTTGATAGCAAAAACAGAGAACGCTATCTTAAAAAGTGGGGTTTTGATCCAATTCCCATCCTTTATCATGGGACTTCCAAATTCCCTTGGGAAACTTAACTTGCAAACCTCCCCACGTTTTTCATATTATTGTTTTATATGTCAAGCAATGCAACTTTAGAAAATATTTTAATAGATAGTGCCTCTTATTTAGATTTAGAAGCTTCAACTCCAACTGGTGATGAATTATCAGTTAGATCTAATTACGCTGATCGTGCAGTTAGAGAAGCTGCTTCTGCAACTAGACTAAAAGAGTTTAGCAAGATTTATGAAACTTCTTTTAGCGGTCCAACGATATCTCTGCCAACTAATTTTAGAGAAGAAGAAGATGTTGCTTATGTTTTGGATACTTCTGGGCAATGGGTAGAATTTCCAATTATAAAATCAAGGGATAAATACAGGCATAATATAAGCGACCAATTTGGTTATATCTCTGGAAATAGAGCAGAAGGCTATACGCTTGTTTTAAATAGCATGGCTTCTTACTCAACTCTTTCTATTCCATATCAACAATATCCAACTGGCCTAACTACTTTAACAAGTATGTGTGAATTATCTGATGAATTATATGTTACACGTAAGATTGAAGCTTTGGTTCTTGAATCAAGATCAGACGATAGATTCCAAATCGTTGACGCAGATGCTAATAGAAGATTAGCTAACATGAGTGGAAGAAGTAATATCAATCCGCCTGGTAAAGGGAATAGAACTAGAACTAATTTTAGAAATCCATTATCTTAAAATGCCACAATTTCAAAATCAAATACCAAAGTATAAAAGAAGAAAAACTATAGATCGGGAGTGGAAAAACTTTCAAAAAGGTCTTAACTTGCTTCTAAGAGAAACAGAGTTAGGAACAGACGAATATTCTAAAGGAGATAATATCCTTTTAAAGGGTTCTGGTGTGCCAACTGGCAGATGGGGAACCCAAAAATATTTCTCTGTAAACAATACTGGTACAATAAGAGGGTTTGTTTTTTATAATGAGCGTGAAGCTGATGGTGGTTATGCTAGAGAGATTTTAGCTTTAACAGACGAAGGTTATTTAGCAAAAAGAAATGGGACTGGTTCTACCCAAGTTACTGGCGCTTCTTGGACTTCTGGTTCTATTATTAGAAGCGAACAATTGGGCGGAAAAACCTATATTGTTTCAAGAGATAAAGCGTTTGTTGAATATGATGGCACTGATTTATCAGTATTTGTTACTATTCCAAAACCAACTAACCTTTTAGCTACAAACTATTCTGGGACTACAGGACCAAATAGAATTTCTTATAAAATAGCTACTCTTGGACCAAATGGTGGCTCTACTGAATCTAGCGACAATTATGTTTTAGAAAACGTTCCTTTTGATCTAACAACTACCCAAATTAATGTTTCTTGGGATACTGTTAGCGCTCCTACTATAAGTGGTTATGAAATTTATAGAGGAACTGAGGGCGACGAGGCTTATATTGATGCAGTTGGACCAGAAGTAACTAATTATACTGATATAGGCGCTGCTGGCTCTCAAATTGTCCAAGCTCCTTTTACAAATACTACTGGAGGAATACAGTCTCCGATAATCGTTAAATATAAAGACAGATTTTTGATGATTGATAAAAACGATCCTACTAAACTAATGGTTAGTGGTCGTTATCCTTACCACACTTCATTTAATATCGCTTATGGCGGAGGTTACGTTTACATTGATCCAGATGGAGGAGAAAGTATTAAAGCAATCCAAGTTCAGCCAATTGCGGATAAGATTGTTATTTATAAAGATCACTCGTCTTATTTAGTTAGTTTAGATTTAACTCAAGTCGGAAATAGTTTTTTACTAGATCCTTCTTATCAGGCTATTTCAACATCTATCGGTTGTTCTAACCAGGATACAGCAGTACCAGTTGAAAATGACGTGTTTTACTTTGGTAAAGATGGTATTTACGTTACTGGCTATGAGCCAAACTTCTTAAACATTATTAGAACTAACGAAGTAAGCGCTAGAGTTAGACCTTATTTAGATACTATTAGTGATTCTGACTATGAAGCAGCTTGCGCTGAATATTTTGAAAATAGATATATTCTTTCTTTCCCAGGTAAAAGAGAGATGCTCGTTTATGATCGAGAACGTGGCTCTTTCGCTGGTATTTGGAAATTACCTTTTGGTATTTCACACATGAAGAAATATTACGATGATAGCGGTACTGAAAAATGGGTTCTAGGTAGTGCTGAAAGCAATCAAGTTTATACCTTTGAAAAGAGTGTTAATAGCGATGATGGCACAGTTATTTATAAATCGTTTAAAACTAATAAAGAAGATTTTGGAGATTGGACATTATTGACGATTCTTAAATTCTTTTATATTCTTTTTGGAAACATTACTGGCACAACTACTGTAAATATTATCGTTGAAAATAGATTGGGTAACACTAGTAACGCTAAAACGTTTACTATTTCTGGCGCAGAAGTAACTGGTATATCTGGATATGGAGTTGGCACTTATGGAACATACCCTTACGGAGTAACAGCAAATGCTTTTGCTACAACTACAGATGAAATTACAAGATGGGGAACTTTATTCAAACAAGCCAGGTTAGTTCAGATCGAAGTAAACAGCACAGCCAATAACTCAAACTTTGATTTACTATCAATTAAATTAACAGCTAATAAACAGGCAGAAGGAAGTTTATCAAGCTCACAGAGAGTTTAAGCTTGAAAACCTCTTAAACAAAAGTATATAAGAAAGTAATTATGGCAACACCTTTATATTATCCTACAGAAGATAACGCTCTACAAAAAACACTTGGAGGAGATCTTAGTTCTGGAGTTACAGCTAGTGTAACTTTAAATAACACAAACAAAATCCAAGATAAACCAGGGGTAATGGTAATAGATCGTATTGATACTAACGGAGATTTAAAAACTGCTGCTGAAAGAGAATATATCTCTTATACTGGCGTATCTGGTTCAACTCTAACAGGCTTAACTAGAGAATTAGGTGGAAGTACAGACCAAGATCACTCAACTGGAGCAGTTGTAGAATTTCTCCCAGATGTAACAGTATTCCAATCTATAATAGACGCATTGTCTACATTAGTTGATGCAGATGATGTTAGTGTTATTAATTCAAGTTTGGCTACTTTAACAGGGACACAAACCTTAACTAATAAAACGCTAACTAGCCCAAAGGTTAATGAAAATGTTGTTTTAACATCTACTGCAACAGAATTAGATAATTTAGTTGCAAGTGTAACTACTGCTACTAGTGATGCTACTCCTAATCCAACTGGAGGTTCAAAAAGAAATGAATATTATTTAACAGCTCTTGAAGAAGCAGCGGAATTTGCAGAACCTTCCGGAACTCCTGCTAATGGCAATATGTTAATGATTAGAACTTTAGATGATGGAACTGGTAGAGCTTTAACTTACAACGCTATTTATGATGGTTTACATGATACTTTGCCAGCTACAACTACTGCTAGCAAAACTCTTTATATGCTTTTTATTTACAACAGTGAGGCAACCAAATGGGAAATGGTAGCCTATATAGAGGAAGAATAAATGAAGTGTGAACAATGTGGACTTGATTTGAATAAAGGTAAAAGATTCTGTTCTAAAGAATGTTATCGACTTTTTAGAGTGGGTAAGATTGTTGTTACTGGAAAAAAATTCAAGAAAGGATCTATACCATGGAACAAAGGACTGGATACACAGGTTGATAAAATTTGCCTTGAATGTGGTAAGAAATTTAGAGTTCCTAACTCTAGAAAAGATACGGCTTTCTGGTGTTCTAAGAAGTGTGCTGGTAAACAACAAACACATATTGCTGAATATCAGAAAAATAAGTGGAAAAATAAGTTAGAAAATGGGTACGAACCAATTACCCCAGAAAGTAAGTTAGAAAGAAAAAGGTTTAGAGAATCGGTACAAAAGGAAGTTCTAGAGAGAGATAATTATACTTGCCAGATGTGTAATGAGAGGGGTGGATATTTACAAGTAGACCACATCCAAAAATGGGCAGATTATGTTGAATTAAGATTTGATATAAACAACTGTAGAACTTTATGTATGGACTGTCACTATTTAATAACATTTGGAAGAAAGAAACCAGAAAGCGTAATCTGGGGACATAATTTGAAACACGCAGAAATGAGAGGGTAGTAAAATTTCACAACTCCAATTTAGATCAGACGATACTATCAAATGGAAAGAAGGCTTTGGTGATGGATCTACTGGTTCTAGTTATGATGTACCTGCCAACGAAGGTTGTTCTGGTACTTCTGGAACTAAAACTTTAACTTTAGCTGCGGCTGGAAGTTTTGCCAATGATGATTTAATCTTAATTCACCAAACTAGAGGAACTGGAGCAGGTAACTGGCAATTAAACAAAATTGTTTCTGGTGCTACTACAACCACCCTAACTCTAAAATATAATTTAACTAATACTTATACAGACAGCGGAGCTTCACAAGCTCAATGTATTGAACTTAATCAGTATGAAGATTTAACAACTGGCTCTATTACTGCCCCTACTTGGGATGGTAGCAAGGGTGGAATTATTGCCTTCTTTGATAAAGGTACTTGTACAGTTAATGGAACTATTACTTTAAGTGAAAAAGGTTTTCGTTATGGTGCAGGAAATGCATTTCAGGGAGTACAGGGTGAGGGATATGTTGGGACAGGAGGATCTTCTAGGGCTACAAATGGAAATGGTGCTGGAGGTGGAACAAGAGGAGCTGCTGGTGGGGGCGGTGGTGGAAATGGTGCTGCTGGTTCTAACGGAGGACAACAATCTGCAAATCAATGTGGTATAGGAGGGTTAGAGTGTGGAACAGCTAGTTTAACTTCTGCACATTTTGGTGGTGGTGGTGGTGGTGGCTCTGCTGACACATCATATAATGGTGGAAATGGAGCTTGTATGGCTATGATATTTGGCAAAACTATAACAATTACTGGAATTATTGTTGCTAGTGGTGGCAGAGGGCAATATGGAAGTAACACAAACAGTGCCAATGGCGGGGCTGCAGCTGGTGGGAGTGTTTTACTTAAAGCAGAGGTAGCCACACTTGGAACAACTAAAATAACTGCTCTTGGTGGGGTTGCTTATACAAACTCAGCATGGGGAGCTTATGGGGGCAATGGTGCTGTTGGGAGAATACACTTAGATTATTCTGTTTCTTATACTGGCACAACTAATCCAACAATTGATGCGACTGAAACTTTATATAATAAAAACACAGGAGCATTCTTTCAATTTTTATAAACAATAATATTAATAAATAAGGGAATTATGAAAATAATCAAAGCAGAAAAACAAGGCGAAGGCTATAACGTTTATATGGAAGGCACAGATATGATCGCC